TTGGCACGATTCTTGCTTGTCTAGCATGTTGGCACGATTCTTGCATGCTAGCAAGATCCATGCCAATGTGGGGGCCTTTTTGTTTTGACTATACCCCTTTTAGGGTCCCATCGCTCCAGGCCCGGGCGGGGGCCCCACAAAGAGCAAGTTTTTGCAAAATATTTACATAAATTTACAAAGCAAGCAAAATGTCAGAAAAACATACAATTTTTTTATTTTTGTAAAAAATTAACAATTATGTATACAAAAGTACTACTTTTACTAATAACCCTACTGGCATTGTGTGTAGGATGTGTAGGGTAGGCAGGGTCTATTTGTGTTGTACTCTTCTTTTTTTTTTTTTTTTTTTTTTTAAAAAATAATAAAGTGAGATAGACCCTGCCTACCCTACACATCCTACACACACTGGCAGTAGGGTTATTATTTGATTGGGGCGCGCATCATCTGGAAAATGGGTGGTTAGGGTCAGACATGGGAATTGACGCCAAGACGCCCATCCCTACGGTTTCTGGATGGAAGCCGGCGCGGGCTATCACCGCAGGGGACGAGGTATTTTCTTTTGATGGAACACCGACTAAAGTCCTGTCCACCCAACTCTACACTCCGGCGGAGTGTTTCAAGATTTGGTTTGAGGACGGAGTGACGTTGGTGGTTGACGCGCGAACTGGTATTCCCATCATACCGAACATGAAGATCAGGACCCTGGGCGAGTGGACTCGCACAAGGCGCCGAACCAGTGAATACACCATAGAGCCGTTGGGTCCCCGCCTCCTACTGGAGAAATCCAAGGACAGGCACTTGGTACCTAACTGCCACCCGCTCAAGATGCCAAGGCGCAACTTGCCGGTGGACCCTTTTGTATTTGGACAATGGTACAACGACCGAGGCGCAAAACGCCGGCGTGAAAGGGTTGACATTACAAGGGAGCTTATCGAACGCTACCCGATGATACCCACGGATATTCCAGAAGAGTATTTGTTTGCGTCCTTTGAACAGCGGTTGGCTTTGCTAAGAGGGATTCTTTCACAGCGAAAGCACTGCTTTGATCCTAAGCACGGCGACTTTAAGTTTGCGACACGAAGCGTCAAGGTGCTACGGCAGGTTCAAAACTTGGTTGAGTCCCTTGGGTTGCGGTCAAGGATTATGCAAGGTGGCCGTGGTTTTTGGCACACACTTAGGTTCAGGTCTCTGCTTAGGTTGGTTGAGAACCAAACACCACATAGGGCAATAGCAAGGCATGACTGTCGGGTCATCACCAAAGTGGAAAGTATTCCACCGAGGGAATGTGTTTACATTAAATCAGAAGACACGCTAGTCGTCAGCGAAGGTTTTCTAACAATTTGCCTATGAACCAAGAACAACAACGCTTACTGAAAGAGTTTGCAGAGAAGAACAAGGGCTGGCCTAAACCAGAACTGGACCTGGCCCTTTGGCGCGTCAGGTGGGAGCTCACCGCCCTCCCCCACCAGAAAGAACCCGAGGACGGGGACTACGATACATTCCTGCTCCTAGCAGGGCGGGGGTCTGGCAAGACACACACGGCATCCAACTGGCTTGGACTGCGTGCAGCGCTCTACGACAAGACCAGGTGGTTGGTCACGGCCCCAACGTCCAATGACATCCGAGCGACCTGCTTTGAAGGCGATTCCGGACTGCTCAATATTATCCCCTCTTCACTGGTCAAGGACTACAACAAGTCGCTCTTCGAGCTGACCCTCAAGAACGGCTCCATGATCCGCGGCATACCAAGCTCAGAGCCTGAGCGTTTCAGGGGTACGCAGTGGCATGGATGCTGGATGGACGAGCTGTGTGCGTTTGAGTACATTGACGACGCGTATGACCAAATACAGTTTACACTGCGTTTGCAAGACGCGAGACTGGGTCGGGTGCAGTCCATCATCACAACCACGCCAAAACCATTGGAGCTGATCATTGACCTCAACGAGGGTAAGGTCGGTGGCGACGTGTACGTGGCGCGTGCGTCCAGTTACGACAACAGGCAGAACTTATCGCCGTCGTTCTTTAAACAGCTTGAGACCTATGAGGGGTCCGATTTGGGCCGTCAGGAAATTCATGGCGAAATCCTGGATCCAGAAAACGCGGGTATCGTTAAGCGCCGCTGGTTCAAGAGCTGGCCAGCAAACAAACCAACACCCAACCTGGAATACGTGATTGCGTCCTACGACCCAGCCACCAGCGAGAAGACACACAATGACCCAACTGCGTGTGTGGTGCTGGGTGTGTTCGAGCAGGAAGACTTTGCTACGGCGTGCATTATGCTGGACGCATGGGACGAGCATCTGTCGTACCCAGAACTTAGGCGCAAGGTGCAAGGGGATTACAAGGAGGTTGTGTACGGCGCGGACAACACGTTTGCCAAAGGCAAAAAGGCTGACCTGATCCTCATGGAAGATAAGTCGGCTGGTATTTCGTTGATACAGGAATTGCAAGCAGCCCACCTGCCAGTCAGGTCATACAACCCAGGGCGAGCAGACAAGGTGCAACGTATGAACATTGTGGCGCCGTTGATTGCAAAGGGCAGGGTGTTCATACCCGAGGACCCAAACAACGAGGGCGAGGTCGCCCCCTGGGCCAAAAAGTTTATTAGGCAAGTGTGTTCGTTTCCGGAGGCCAAGGGACACGACGACTACGTGGACGCGCTGTCTCAGGCATTACGTGTGTTGCGCGACGCCGGCTGGCTCACGCTGGACCCATTGCCAGATAGGGATTATGACTACGCGGATGATATTGCAAGGAACAAAGCGTACAACCCGTATTCAGCCTGACCGGGCGTAAACGGGTGCAAATATGGGTATCTGGTTATAGGAGACCCGTATTGTGGAAACATCCTCACACGTAAAAGAAATTAGACAATGCAGTTGCATACAGTGTAGGGCAACAAGGGAACACAGCAAATCGTTTTCCAAATGGGGAACGGTAAGGACAAAGTACCGGAATATGCTTTCCGAAATCGTTAAGGGCAAAGACCCTGAAAACTATAACAAACATTTAGTCACCAGAGATTACGATGCCTAATTTTATAAAAACACCAACACAAATGATGTACGAACAAGCACATATTCCCCACTATGCTGGCGGCAGTAAGGTAGATGTCTTGGGTCAGTTTAGTAACCGTGTTGCTGACGCAATTAGAAAATACAGAAACGTGACTGGTAAATCGCCCAGTCCAGAAGAGATCAAACAGCTAGAAGACTACGTTCAGAACTTATCAAAGCCAACACCCAAGGCGCCTGAAACAATGGCAAGGGCCAACGTAGAAACACCGTTTGCGGGGCATTTTGTGGACCCCAATGGAAGACCTTATCGTACAATGATTGATCCAGTGACGAAACAGTTGACAACCCCTGAGAGAGCCAAGGGTTTTAACTTACGTCAGCACATGCCTGAAGGCTCAACAGCAGAAGAGCAGATGCTCAACAACCAGATGCCAAGTCAGTTTGGTTCAACTGCAGCAAACATGAGGGCGCGTAAGGGCCAGTACGAGAAACCACACATGAATGCGTTTCCGGAAGACGACTTCATGTCCATGGCCAACACAGGCAGACCGTCTTCACGTACGTGGTTAAAGTCATACACACCATCAACTGAAGAGTTGGCGGCAAGACAGCATGGAGCTGAAGACATTGGTGCCGCACTACCAGACGAAGAGTTGGGTGGCTTGAGTGGCATGAGAACTACACAGGGTGACATCCCACAGATGACAAGTGCCAGTGAGCCTTTGGCCACAAGAGCCATGTCGTTGGAAGCACCAATCAGTGACAGAATATCTGACGAAATTATGTATGGCGGTAAGCACGGTGCCTTGGTTGACAAGGTTGTGCGCGACTTCCGAGCACGTGGTGTTGAGCCTGACCATGAAGACATTGTCAACGCAGTCACTGCAGAGATCAACCCTCTCCGTCATAACTACACTGGTATCAACCCCATCGGCATGCGACCTGAAGCAACAGGTGGTGGAAGACCTTCGCAGGAGATGTTAGATTGGAGAGACTTGGCCAGGACGTCTGGTCTGCCTGAGACAGTTGTAACAAAGCATCCAGCGGACTGGAAGTCAACCCACCAGCGTGATTATTTGCTGGACACAGAACCAGAGGCGCGTGCCGGTTTTGCAAGGGACTGGACAATGGAAGAGTTGGGCGACCAGCGTAAACGTGCAGTACTTAAAAAAGCCGAGGGAGGGATGATGATGAGAGATCCCCGTGACCTTCGCGCAGAAATGATGGTGAACGGTTACGCCGACGGGGGAAAGATTTCCGATAGGGATTTGTACGACATGTTTAATGAGGGCACGTCGTATGAAGACCCAATTGCCAACACAAGACTGAGTATGGAAAGACAGCACTTGGACCCAAAAGGTGACAGCATGTCTGCATACCATCCATCACCCCGCGAACGTATTGCGGACTTGGGTCAGAGCCTGTTAGAGAAAGTTGGTATTCGTAGACCGATAGCAAGACGCGCATCACAGTCAGTTGTTGGCGGACCATCAAGCGCGTTGCCTGGTGGGTTTGGCATGTTAGATGCCGCGTCAATGGTCTCCCCTGGCGCAGCCATGGCAATAGCGCCAATGTATGCTGCAGAGACAGGACACAATTTAGGCCAACGCAACTATATGGACGCAGCATTAAATTCATTGGGTGTTATGCCCGCTGCCCGAGTAATAAAACGAGGCTTTAATCAATAATGGCAAATATTCCAACACTTCCAATACAAGCCGGCGGCAACCTGTCGGCTTTGGCTTTTACTGAAAATGAAGACACGGGTAAGCCCGACACCGATGAAGAAGTAAATCAATTAGCCGATGCGCTTGGATTTGATACAGAAGAAATCGAAGACGACATTATCGAATTGGAAGACGGGTCTGTTGTTGTTAACTATCAGAAGACACAAAAGCCCTCAGAGAACCCAGATTTCTATGCCAACCTTGCTGAAGAGTTTGATGAAAGTGTTTTAGACGACTTGGTCTATGAATACTTAGACTTGATTGAGGTTGACAGAGAATCACGCAAAAAACGTGACGAGCAGTACGAAGAGGGAATTCGACGTACCGGCATGGGCAACGACGCCCCTGGTGGCGCCACGTTCTTTGGTGCATCCAAGGTGGTGCACCCTATCATGGCAGAAGCCTGCGTTGACTTTGCGGCCAACGCGTCTAAAGAATTATTGCCATCAGACGGACTAGTCAAGACTGATATCAAAGGCAAGCCGGACATGAAGAAGCTGGACGCAGCGTTGCGTAAAGCTAACTTCTTGAACTGGCAGTTGACTGAACAGATCATGGAGTACCGAGATGAGATGGAGCAGTTGTTTACACAACTCCCACTTGGCGGTTCTCAGTACATGAAATGGAGACAAGACAAAGACTTGGGTCGTCCTGTTTGTGAGTGGATTCCAATTGACAACATTTTGTTGCCTTTCTCGTCGACTAACTTCTATTCTGCACAACGCATAACAGAACAGCAAGACATCACACAAGACATGTTTGAGCAACGTGTTGACTCTGGTGAATACCGCGACGTTGAGATATTTAAGGCAGAGCTTGATCCTGACCACGTAACAAAGGCGGAAAAAGCAAACCAGAAGATTGAAGGTAAGACAGAGCCAACCAAGAACGTTGACGGTCTCAGACGTGTGTATGAGATCACATGTTACTTGCGTATGGAAGATGATCCAATTTCTGCAGGCAAACGCGCACCTTACATTTTGACCATTGATGAACTCAGTGGCAAGGTGTTGTCTATGTACCGTAACTGGGAATCAGGCGACACAAGAATGCGTAAGCTCGATTGGATTGTCGAGTACAAGTTTATACCGTGGCGCGGTGCCTATGGTATTGGCATGCCACACTTGATCGGTGGCCTTGCTGCTGCATTGACTGGATCATTGCGCGCTTTGATGGATGCGGCGCACATCAACAACAGCCAGACATTGTTGAAACTCAAAGGTGGCAGGATCGGTGGTCAGTCAGACCGCATCGAGCCAACTCAGGTCGTTGAGATCGAGGGTTCCCCTGGAATTGACGACGTGCGTAAGTTGGCCATGCCAATGCCGTTCAATCCTCCATCAAGTGTGCTGTACAACTTGTTGGGCTGGTTAACAGACGCCGCTAAGGGTGTTGTTAAAACCAGCGAGTCCAGCGTTGCGGATGCAAATAGCAACATGCCAGTGGGCACTACACAGGCGTTGATCGAGCAAGGCTCTAAGGTATTCTCCAGCATTCACGCAAGACTGCACAGGTCCCAGGCTAAGAGCTTGCAAATTTTGTCTCGCTTGAACTACTGGTACTTGGAAGACATGGAAAATTTGTCTGGCCAAGAGATTGCTGTAGAAGATTTTGCTGACAACAGCGATGTCAGCCCAATTTCTGACCCAAACATCTTCAGCGAAACACAAAGACTGACACAAGCACAGGGTGTTTTACAGTTGGCTGAAAAATCACCACAAATGTACGACTTGCGTGAAGCCAATTTGCGTATTTTGAAGTTGATGAAGGTGCCAGACGTCGATAAGATACTGCCAAATCCGCAAGGAACCACCGAAAGCAACCCAGCACTGGAAAATGTGCAGATGACCATGGGTAAACCAGCGGCTGCTTTCCCTGACCAAGAGCACTTAGAGCACATCAAGGTGCATTTGGCGTACACAATGGACCCAGCGTATGGTGGTAGTCCAGTTATTGCGCCTGCATTGATGCCGTTGATGCTCGATCACATCAAACAACACTTGACCTTGCACTATTTGCAGTCAATGCGCAACTATGTTTCTCACGCCGCTGGTGGCGAGGACGTGTTTAAGCTCCATGAAGAGCGTAAGTTGGACAAAGAGGCACAAGCAGCGTTGTCTGCGGCCGCTCAACTGGTCAACAAAGACTCTGCGGCGTCATTTGCACCCATCATGCCAATTGTTAACAACATGGTACAGCAGGTACAAAAAACACAGCAAGCCAAAATGCAACAAATGGCCGCAAGCGACCCAACTGCACAGGCACTGGTTCAAACTCAGATGGCAGAGACCAAGCGCAAGACCGACGAGGCCGTTGCCAAACTGCAATTAGAGCGCGAGAAGATGCAAATGGAGATGCAAGACAAAATCAGGGACATGCAAGCAGCGGTTCAAGAGCTACAAGCTAAGTTGGGACTGGAACAACAGCTAAAGAGCCAGGACAACGCCGTTAAAGTGGCCATGGCGGACATTAACAACTCTTCACGAGAAAGAATTGCTGAGATATCAGCAAAACAGCAACTGACCGCAACGGAAATGCAGCAACAGCATGCGCAAAACCAAACCGCGTTAGAGGCAGAGACACAAGCGTATGCGGACTTACGCGCACACGGCATTCAACAAGCGCAAGCTGAACAACAGCAAGCACACGAGGCAACCATGCAAGCACAACAACAACTTGCGCAACAACAACAGCAACCAATAGGAGCACAAAATGGCAACATCAATGAACAATGACATGGGTTTTCGTAAAAACTACAAGATCACAGGCAAACCTGGATACGCAGGCGGACCTGGCTCACCAGTAGAGAGCGGACCCTCTGGATCAAAGCGTGCAGACAACGCAAAGATTGCATTGGCACAAGTTCCGCCAGTAAATAGCCGCGGCTTGAAAAAGTAAGGGCGGAAAAACAACACATTATGTGTTGTTAGAGTTACAAAGGAGGATTTTTGATGAAAGATCCGATTTACGAAACAATCTTCAGAATTAAGCAGGCTAAACAAGATTTAGCTGAGGCCTGTTTAAATGGAGTCGACACTTGGGAACGATACACCCAAATTGTCGGACGTGGCCAGGGTCTGCAAGAGACCTTGGATATTATAGATCAAATCCTGTTAGAGGATGAGGAACGTTTAAATGAGTACAGAAAGTAAATATGAGGTTGATGGTCGGAGTGAGTCTGACTGTTTCCCGGATGTCGATCCAGGAGTACAACCACAAGGCAACAGAATCGTTGTCCAGTTACGGAAAGCCAAAGATTTAAGTAAGGGTGGAATCATCCTGATCAACGACACTAAGGCAACCGAAAAATGGAACGAGGTAATCGCAAAGGTAGTTAAAATTGGCCCCCTGGCATATAGGGACACCAACACACTACAACCATGGCCTGAAGGTGCGTGGGCAGAACCAGGTGACCTGGTGCGTGTTATCAAGTACGGTGGGGATCGCTGGGCGATACCTAACGGTAACGGTGAGGTTGTGTTTATCATTTTGCAAGACAGAGAAGTCATTTGCAAAATTGATAGTTTTGAAACAGCAAGGACAATGTTCCCTGCGTTCGTAGAATAAGGATTTCGTATGAAAGCCATGCAAAAAGTAGAACAGCAAGCAGACATTCCAATCAAAGAACGCAATGACGGCACAGTGTTGGCCGCGTTAAGTGAGAAGGATGATCCATTCTTGGACCATGAAGATGACACTTCAAGCAATTCGCCAGAGCATAATGATGGCGGTAATGAAGATGACCAGCATGATGACCAAGATGAAGGAAACAGCGGCGAAACTGATGAAGAGCGTGAAGCGATAAGAGAAGCTCGTCGTGAGGAGCGTAAGCTCAAGAAAGAACTTACTAAGCAACGTGAAGTAAGCGCAAAACATAAGATCAGTGCGTTGGAGCGCCGTAACGAAGACTTGGCTAGAAGGCTGGCACAGGTTGAGAACGCGGCAGTAGGCTTCCAATTTGCTCAGGTCGACAGGCTCATCGAGGATGAGGCAACTCGCGTAGAGTACGCGAAAATGAAAATGACGCAGGCTGCACAAGCTGGCGACATGGCTAGTCAGGTTGAGTACATGGACCAATACCATGATGCTAAAAACAAACTGGCTCAGGCACAGATGTTTAAGAAACAGCAACTCGAAGACGCAAAGCGTCCTAAGAGCAATGTTCCTAGTGCAAGCAGTGAGGCAGTGCAAGCAAACGCAACCTCCTGGTTGAAGAGTAATAGCTGGTATGACCCAAGTGGTCAGGACACGGATAGTCGCATTGCCAAGGTAATTGACAATGCATTAGCAAGCGAAGGATGGGATCCATCAGACCCAGAGTACTGGGACGAATTGGACAATCGATTGAAAGAGCGTTTACCTCATAGGTATACGGGCAAAACGGGTGGTAATAGAAACCGCCGAAGCGGCACTTCAAGTGGTCGCTCTGACGTAAGTGGTAGCTCAACAGCTAAGAACACATTTACATTGAGCAGAGACCGCGTGCAAGCGCTTAAGGACGCAGGTATGTGGGATGACCCCGACAAGCGTGCTAAAGCAATACGCCGCTATGCAGATTTTGACCGTAACAATAAATAAGAGGTGAGACATGGCTACCAACAATCGAATTTCTAGAGACATAGATGATCGTCTTCAAGGACGAGTAGAAGAAATCAAATCGAGACAGGAAAACCTGTCTCCTGATGAAGCAGTGAAGCGTGAAAGGCTGGAGGCTTTTCGGGACAAATGGTCCAACACAGCACTGCCGGACGTTCCTGGGGGCACAATCCCTGGAATGCACCTCTGCTGGTTGTCAACAACCAACCAGTACGATTCAATCGACAAACGAATGGCGTTGGGCTATGAACCAGTGAAAGTCAGCGAATTAGGCAAAGGCTTTGAGACACTTGGTAAGATGAGCTCCGGCAAGTTTGAAGGTTGTGTATCTTGTAATGAGATGGTTCTCTTTAAATTACCAGAGGATATCTTCCAAGAAGTAGCAAAAATGTTGCACTTGGACGAGCCATTGGAATATCAACGCAATGTCACTGCAAATGTACGTTCAGCCGCTGAAGCCGGAAAAGGTGGCCGTTCTATATTGGAAGGTGGAATGCTGGAGATGGAAAGAGACGCAAATCGAGCCTCGTCAAACCCGAGGTTTTAGCAACCAAAATAAGGAACCAAAATAATGAGCGCAACTTATGCTCCCTTTGGCCTGAAGCCCGTTTATCATCCAAGCGGCATTATTCGTTCGTTGAACTACACTGGTGCTTATGACACTGGCGTAGTATTCTACAGCGGTACTGCAGTTTCTTTGAATAACTCTGGCACAGCGTCAACTCTCAGTGTGGCTTCTAATACTCCTACATCAAACCAACGCCTTGCTGGCGCGTTTGCTGGTGTTGAGTACACAGATGCATCTGGCCGTCGCACAGTCAGCAAATGGTTCGGCTCCGCTTTAGGAACCGCAACTGATGTTGTAATGTGGATATTTATGGACCCCGAAATCGTGTATGAGATTCAAGCCAATGGCTCACTCGCTAACACGCAAGTCGGACAAGAGTTCAATTTGACAGCAAATAGTTCTGGCCAAATCATCGGTAACGGTGGATTGGGTACCTCTACAGCAGGCTTGGATCCAACCAACGTCGCTGCCGGTGTACAAGGCCAGCTCCAAGTCACCGGATTGGGTCGTGCAATTGACAACGCTTGGGGCGACGCCGCCACAGTCGTACAAGTCAAGATTGCTAACGACAGATTCGTCGCCGCTAACGTAGAATAATAAAGAAAGGAAGTAGCACATGGCAACACCAATGCGCAGTACGGACTTTAGAGCGGTAGTCGAACCTATCCTCAACGAAGTCTTTGATGGAGTTTACGAGCAACGTGATGACGAGTGGAAAGGTTTTGTAAACCAGATCACCGGCATTCCCCGTAACTACCATGAAGAAGTGATGTTATTCGGTATGAATACCGCTCCTGAGATGCCTGACGGTACACCCGTTAGTTATGACCAGGGTGGTACATTGTATATCACCAGATTCATTTACAAAATCTATGGCTTGGCTTACGCTTTGACAAAGGTTTTAATGGAAGATGGCGATCACATTCGTATCGGTTCAACATTCTCCAAGCACTTAGCTCAATCAATGATTGAGACTAAAGAGACATTGTGCGCTAACTTATTGAATTTTGCGTTCACATCCGGCTATGTCGGTGGTGATGGCGTAACTTTGGTAAATTCAGCACACCCTATCTCTCAAGGCCGTTCATACAGCAATACTTTGTCTACTGCTGCAGCAATGTCCCAAACTTCTGTAGAGCAAATGCTTATTCAGATTCGTTCCGCAGTTGACAACAACGGCAAACGTATCCGTTTGAAAGCAGAGCAGTTGGTTGTTCCCCCAGCTTTGGAATTCCAAGCTGAGGTCATTTTGAAGTCTGTTCTCCGTTCCGGCGGTGCAGATAACGATTTGAACCCAATCAAATCAACAGGCATGTTGCCAGAAGGCGCACACGTTGTAACTCGTTTGACATCAAGCAAAGCATGGTTTATCCAAACCAATGTTGAGAATGGTCTCATGCTCGTTATGCGTCGTCCCTTAGAGCGTTCTACCGAAGGTGACTTCGAGACCGACTCTATGCGCTACAAGGCCACTGAGCGTTATGCTACAGGCTGGCACGATGCTCGTGACATCTACGGTACTATCGGACTTTGATCTGAGACGTTCACTAAAAGCCCTCTTCGGAGGGCTTTTTTTGACCTAAATAATTGAGGGACATTAAATGAAATTTGATAAAGCAATACCACGTAAAACAACTGGTAAAGACAAAACATACAACCCGACCAAAGAAGGCGCGGGCATGACTGCCAAGGGACGTGCGGAATATAATGCCAAAAATGGCAGTAACTTAAAACCCCCAGCACCTAATCCTAAAACAAAAAAGGACGCAGGCAGAAAAGCATCTTTTTGTGCCCGCATGGAAGGTGTAGTTAAACACGCAAGCGGCCCAGCAGAGCGGGCTAAAGCATCACTCAAGAATTGGAACTGCTAATGAAACCTGGACTTTATGCCAATATCCACAAAAAGCAAGAACGTATCGCCCGTGAAAAGGCGGTAGGCAAGCCCGTTGAGAAGATGAGGAAACCTGGAACAAAGGGCGCACCCACAGCGCAGGCGTTTAGGGATTCTGCCAAAACGGCAAAGAACAAATAGTCATTTGGGGCATTTTGCCCCTTAGAAATGGGTATTTATTAATAGGAGCCTCTCAGCAGTACCGACTACCAAATGGCTCGTGGTAGACGAGATGGAGACTGTACTGCTAATCTTCCCATCTGGAGAATAATTATGTCAACAACTTTTAATACACCTCTTCGCATTTTTAAGCGCAATAATCCTACTAACGACGGAACAATTGCGCCAGATAACACAGGTGCCGCACAGTCAACACAGCAGAGTTACATTACCCCAATCACAGCAACTCAAATCGCTGGCGCATTACCTACATTTGATGTAGGCACAACCACAGCAACTCCTTTTGTGTTGCCCGCTGGTGCCATCGTTAGCACAGTGCGTTTTTACGAAACAACAGCTCCATCTGCCATTACTGGTGGTGTTATTACAGTGAATATTGGCGGCGTTGACGTTGGCACTATTACACCAACAACAACTGGCGGTATTATTGTTATGTCCCCCACAGCCACCGCAGCAGTTGCAGCGGCCATGGCAAACGTTGGAACAAGCGACGCAACAGTGACTTTCACAGCCACTGCTATTACTGCAATCACAGGCACGTTGGCTGGCACTTTCTCTGTAGAGTACACACCCCGTAACTATGATGGTTCTATCGTTGCTGTAGGTTCTGGTTACACAAACTACTAAGGACTAGATCATGCGTCAAATAACAGTTGGAGCGGACGTTCTCGTCCCTGTCGACCAATACCTGACGCCGATCAACGTTTCTTACGTTGCCACCGGCGGCGGTACTGTGCAGATATCGTACACAGATCCTTTTCCATTAAATGCACAAGGATATCCCGTACCTGGCGCACCGACAATGGTTTGGGTTACAGCACCCACCAGTCCGATTGTGAATCAGCCCTTTAGGGCTATTCAAGTCACTGGTGGAACTAGCTCAACGCTAACAGTCATCCAAGCCGGAGTGCGCTAATGGGCAACGCCTTTTACGGCGGAGTCTATTGCGATACGCGCGGACAGGCAATCCTGTCCGTTGCAATTTGTGACAGGTGTTCTCGCAAGCTACCGTATACGATGCTTCGCGAGGACCCTAATTTTCCCGGCCTTAAAGTTTGTCCTGACGACTTGGATCAATTTGATCCTTGGCGTCTTGCTGCCATTCAAACAGAGAACATTACATTGAGACATCCTAGACCAGATGTTTCTGTTGCCATAGCTGGTAAGGGTAAAGACATTCCTAATGCGCCCAATGTTGCCAATTTAAACCAAGGTCCTAACATGATTGGAACAGGGTTTGGCGACTCGTTAACTCCAGCGGAATACGGCAATGAGTCAGCAACACCAACACCAGGCAATTTAGAGAGTTAAAAATGGCAGATATAAGCATACTCCAATTACCACCAACAACGTACGTAAACGTCAATGATGTTTCTGTGATTGTCCAAGGGGGTGTCACTAAAAAAGTAGCCGCAGGTGTTTTACTTGGAGGCACACAAGGTCCTACTGGACCACAAGGTAGCACAGGGGCGCAAGGAGTTAGAGGACCCACAGGCGTACAAGGGCCACAAGGTAATGCCGGGCCACAAGGCACCCAAGGTTTTGCAGGCCCCACGGGGCCACAAGGTAACCAAGGTATTCAAGGACCAACCGGCCCACAAGGCCCATACGGGCCTACTGGCGCACCATCAAACGTAACAGGGCCTACAGGGCCCACGGGGGCCCAAGGCGTTCAAGGTGCCACGGGCCCTACAGGTACCCAAGGCGCACAAGGTATTCAAGGTGTTCAGGGTGTTCAAGGTATCACAGGCCCCACGGGGGCTCAAGGCATACAAGGCATATCGGGCCCCACAGGACCTCAATCAAATGTTGTAGGACCAACCGGCGCAACCGGCCCTACCGGCGCTGTATCAACCACCCCTGGACCTACAGGACCTCAAGGAGTCACAGGCCCTACTGGTAGTACAGGTGCAGGAGGACCTACAGGACCTCAAGGAGTCACAGGCCCCACTGGCAGTACAGGTGCAGGAGGACCTACAGGACCTCAAGGCATACAGGGCACTACAGGACCCACTGGAGCAACAGGCCCTACAACTTATCCTGCCGCGGGAATTGCTGTATCAACTGGTTCGGCATGGACAACGTCCTATGGCACTTCTGGGGCAAACTCTGTTGTTGTTCGAGACGCCAATCAAAACATTAGTGCTAATTCAATTAGTGAAAGTTTTTCAAACGTAGCGGCTGCGGGCACTACAACAGTTCTTACTGCTGCTTCTGCTCCAAACTATGTGGTTACGGGTTCTGGTGGTCAGACGTATCAATTGCCTGACGCCACAACTTTGCCTAATGGTGTTAACTACACGTTTAATAATAACCAGAGTTCTGGAACAATTGTTGTTAAAAACAATTCTTCAACCACGGTTGCCACAATTCAATCCGGCGGTTTTGTAGAAGTTATTTTGTTGTCTAACGCAACTTCTGCCGGCTCTTGGGATTTACACACTTTTGCACCAGCAAATGTTTCTTGGTCAACCAATACATTGGATTATGCAGGCTCAATTACTTCCGCAACATGGAACGGTGCTACTGTTGCAATTAACCGTGGAGGCACGGGCCTTTCAACAATTGGGGCTGCCGGCACGGTGTTAAATTCAAACGGCACAGTTGCTTCTTGGGGTAGTGTATCAGGAGGCACGTTCTAATGAAGATAGCAGTTTATGCAATCAGTAAAAACGAAGAACAGTTTGTAAAACGGTTTTGTGACTCGGCAAAAAGCGCCGACTTGATATTGATTGCGGACACTGGGTCAACCGACAAAACAGTCGAGTTGGCAAAAGAACAAGGCGCTGTGGTGCATGATATTTGCATTTCCCCATGGCGTTTTGATAAAGCAAGAGACGCCGCACTGGCGTTAATCCCAAGGGACATAGACGTCTGTGTCAGCCTTGATCTTGACGAAGTACTTCAGCCAGGTTGGCGTGAAGAAATTGAGCGCGTGTGGACCGAAGGGACCACACGTTTACGTTATAAATTTGACTGGGGGCAAGGAATTGCCTTTTATTATGAAAAAATTCATTCTCGACACGGCTACTACTGGCATCATCCTTGTCACGAGTATCCGGTACCTGATCCAAGACTACAAGAAGTCTATGCCCAGACCGACAAATTACTGGTAATCCATGAGCCGGACAACACCAAGTCAAGAAGCCAATACTTAGACTTACTTAAAGTCGCAGTCACGGAGGACAAAGAGTGTCCTCGCAATGCGTTCTACTACGCTCGTGAACTAACATTCAACTACAAGTGGCAAGAAGGCATTGAGGCCTTAAACAAGTACCTTTCGCTCCCTGGCGCCACATGGCCTAACGAGCGGTGTTACGCCATGCGCATCATGAGCAAATGCTATGAAGAGCTGGGAGACATCCATGCGGCCCTTAAATGGGCCCGTCTGGCGGTCGCTGAGGCCCCTGGAACACGCGAGCCTTGGGTCAACCTAGCTTTAATCACTTACAGGCGTTCTATGTGGCCTGAGAGCTATTCTTCGGCGTTGACTGCTTTGGACATCAAGGACAAAGAGGCGGTGTACACCATGGACCCCGCCGTGTGGACAGAACAGCCCTACGACCTGGCCAGCATAGCGGCTTGGAATTTAGGATTGAAGAATCATGCAATTGAGTTTTGTAAGAAAGCCCTGGAGTTTAATCCCTCCGATTCAAGACTTATTACCAACCTTAGCCAAATGACAGAGGAAGTTGTATAAATGACACCACAAGATATGTTTGATGCCGCTATAGCGTTTTGCGCTGTGTTAGGTGGCTGGGTTTTAAAAACCATATGGGACAGCATTACTGCTTTAAAGCACGACATGAAAGAAATTACTAGGGAAATCAACCAGGATTTTGTGCGTCGTGAGGATTTTAAAGACTCCATCAAAGAGATTAAAGATATGCTAGGTAAGATTTTTGACAAGTTGGATGGTAAGTTAGACAAGGGCGATTAAGCTCTTTTTCATGGGTAATTACAATTAGGAGAACATAAAATGGCCGCATATAAATCACGTTTCGATCACGCTAAAAAAGACGCCGAAGTTGAGGCAATGGACATGGCTCAAGACAAAAAAGTTGTCAAGAAAGCTATTGCCATGCACGACGAGCAAGAGCACAAAGGCGAAAAAACCGACCTCAGCAAGTTGCGCAAAGGCGGCAGAGCTAAAAAAGAAAAAGGCACTGTTCGCGAAATGTGCGGCGGCGGCATGGGTAAGTACAAAGAAGGCGGACGCATGTCTGACTTGACCCCCGGCACAGCTAAAGGCAAGAATAAAGAAGACGCTATTAAAAAGACGCCTGATATCAGCAAAGATATCAGTAAGTTCAAAAAAGGCGGAATGAAAAAGGTTTGCTAAAATGCCTATTCAATCTAAGTCTCAAGAGCGCTTAATGCAGGGCGTGGCACACTCTCCGGAGTTTGCCAAGAAGGTCGGCATTAAGCAGTCTGTTGGTAAGGAGTTTGTCAAAGCCGGTCCGGCCAAGAAGAAGCTCCCAGAACGTAAGAAGAATGGCAAGTAACTACAACAACACGTCAAACACAACTGGTCAGACTGTAATAACGGTCGACCAGTTGATTTCGTTTGCGTACAAGGAAGCTGGCAAGATATCTGAGGAGTTGACTCCTGAGTATATCAATGCTGCTCGCCAGGCGTTGTTTTACATTTTGATCAACCTGTCTAACAGGGGCGTCAATCTTTGGTTGCTTGAGTACTTGGTGTTTGGCAGTGAGCCACAAACAAGGCAGTACAGACTGCCCGTAGGCACGGTGGATGTTCGTGAGGCCAACTATAGGTCAATGACCAGGCCCAGCGCCACGTCAGACACAACTGGCGGCGCGTTCAACACAACGACGTCTACGCTAGAGTATTCAATTGCCGCGGGGGGTTCAGCCACTGCGTATTACTCACAAGCGTTTAGGTTTTTAAGCGCAGGCTTTTTGTCAAGCACACAGAACGTGTCGTTGACAGTGGAGTACAGCTACGATGGTGTCACATGGTCCAATATTGGTGTTGTTACAAACGGCATCGTAAACGATTGGGGATACATACAAATTGACGGTTCGCCACAGGCGAACTTTTGGCGTTTTAGAAACACATCAGCGTCTATTATTAAGGTGCGTGCCTTGTCACTGGCGTCAGTGCAACAAGACATACCGATTGCGCGTTTAAATAGGGACGATTACTTCAGTCTACCAAACAAGGACTTCCTTGGAACTAGATCGCTTCAATATTGGTTTGATCGTCAAGTAACACCAGTTGTGGATGTGTGGCCTGTTCCACAGGACGCGTTCCAAGCGTTTCAGTTTGTTATTGAGATGCAACCACAAGACGTGGGAAAATTGACCAATGAGATAGCTGTTCCTGACCGTTGGATTCCAGCAATTCAAGCCCAGCTATCTCATCGTCTTTCAAAAGTATTGCCTGGCATTGACCCTGGTCGAATTACAATGTTAAAGCAAGACGCCGCTGAAATGACACTAACAGCAGAAGAAGAAGACAGGGATAAGTCACCGATTTACTTCCGTCCAAATGTTAGTTACTACACCAGATAAGGAATAACTATGGCAGCAACAGGCTTCACGCCCATATCACTATACACGTCAACAACTGCTACAAACGTGCCTTTGTCAGCCAATTTGGTAAATGGTGAGTTGGCCATTAATATTACCGATGGAAAGTTATTCTACAAAGACAACAGTTCTGTAGTTCAAACTTTAGCCACTAAGTCAGCAACATCAGGCGACTTTAGTAACTTCACTGGTGCTGTGACACTGGCAAAAGGAACTACAGGGCAACAGCCTACAGGCGTAGCAGGCATGTTGAGGTTCAACACCACGACCACACAGTTTGAAGGTTACAACGGTTCAGCGTGGAGTTCTGTTGGTGGTGCAACAATTAACAACATCACCACTAATGCAACTTACTACCCACTGTTTGCAAGTACGACATCAGGTACAGCATTAACAATTTATACATCAAGTCCAAACTATGTATTCAATCCAAGTACAAGCGACTTGACGAGTAGTCAATTGATTGCAGGAAATTGTCTGCATATCAACAATCAGACCATGAACACAAGTTACACAATACCTGCAACGCAGAGTGCAATGTCAGCAGGGCCAATCACTCTTGCGAGTGGTGTATCGGTCACATTGGCATCTGGTGCTCGGTGGGTTGTTCTTTGATAAGGAAATAAAATGGCATCAATCGTTTTAACTGCGGCAACGGCAGGGGGCACAACCTCTATCACTCCAACAGATCAATCTGGAGTGGTAAATCTTACTTTGCCTTCAACAGGTGGCACTCTACAAACATCAGGAGCAGGGTTCACAACGAATGGCGTAGCATACGCTACAAGTACAAGTGCT